CAAAATTTCCTTTAAAGAACTCCCCAATAGCTTCACCTGCAAAACCTAAAGCATCTATTAAAGAATTAAATCTTTCTATAATATTATTTAATATCATTTTTCCGAAGTTTCTAATAGCTACTCCTGGATTCTCAAAAATTTGTTTAAAATAGTCAATTACAGTACCAACATTATCAGATAAAAAACCAAAGAAATCATTAAAAGCTATAGATAATGTTTCAAATGTAATTGCAAACGCATCTATTACAACTTGATTTTTACCTATTGTTTCTTTAAAAAATTCAAATGCTTTATTTAAAACAGTAATAATAAGACCTCCTTTTAAAATATTGCTGAA